TAGGTAGAACGACTTTTCTATGTTTTCTCTAACTTGAGCCATTTTTGCTTCTGCAATGTCAACTCTTTGTGCAGAAGGCATTGGAAAGATTCTTTCGTCTTTGCCTAGTCCTGATCGATAGTAGTTGATTCCTCCAGGTGTTGTTCTTATAGGGTTTAAGAATCCGTCATCAGGAATCATCAATGGTGGATCAACAATCTTCTGTAATGCTTTGAGGTAGGTCTTTTCCATCTCATTGAGCATTTTAATATCTGCCAATGCTTCAGCACCTGGACCTCTTCCATAAGTTTCCTGTGCATTTCTTTCCCAACGACTGCATACAAATGGAAATGATTCAAAACCACCTACATTCAGAATGGCTTTTGCAGTAGGCATGAAATAAATACTGACAAATGGGAATCGTTTGATGGGAGCATCTTTAAATGTAGATATTGGTTTAACTACATGTACGCATTCAAATTTGTCATAGTATTTTCCTGCTTCTATGGCTTTTTGTACTTTATCAGGAAGTTTTTCTTCACCAAATGCTTCCAGGACTTCTTTTGCAGTATGTTCGTAAACTCTATAGATCGTATCTACACGACCCATTTCGTTCTTTGCAAGGAAGCAGTTATAGAGTGGATAACTCGCAAAATATGGTCCTTCACCTGGAATATCTTTAACATGCATAACTCCTGTACCGAATGCACCTAAATCCAATAGGTATTCATGCATTGCAGGATGGAAGTTGTTGTTGGGTCTATTAAAGGTCTGTATTAATACTCTTGTAGATTCTTCCAACCACAACTGTACATCTCGTTCTTCATTGAGTGCATTATTTCTCATCTTCAACTCAAACCAGTTTTGTGTACTGGGAGTCAACAGATTATGCATACCAGATGAAAATCTGGTTAAGGCACGTAAAGGTGTAGATTCAAAGATCTTTTCTCTACGTTTCTCTCCTGCAGTTCTTAGGGTAAGGAAATCACTTCTGTTAGGAGAAACAAGATCTCCTATTTCCTGCCAAGTGCTTTCCCAGTTACGTCTAGAGTCTTTGAGAGATGCCAACTCAGATGTAAGCTGTGTGAATAAATCCATCAGCCTGTAAGACCTTTAAAGGTTTGCCTTCTACCAAATCCTGATTTTCGTCTTTGTCTTACGTTGTTTCCATAAGATGCCATTGAAAAAGGATTATTACTTTCAGAAGATTTTGGTAAGGCGTCAGTCAATTCTGTTAGATTTGGCAATTCGTCTGGGTTCTTAAAATCAGGAAGACCTAACTTATCTGTAAACCCTTGCCATTGTTTTTCATAATTTTTACCCAACTTATTTGCTTCCTTTTCCAGATTAGTTCCATGTCCACCAGATATAAAACCAGTAGTTTGGTCAATTAATCGTCCTGTTGATCCTCCCATTAGTATTTTCCTGTAATTAAGGTTCTTGAAGTTCCAGATCGGCTTAAACCACCTCTCCTTTTATCTCTATCACGTTCCAATAAGGTTCCTATAGAAGTTGTCTTCCCAATTTTTGGACCTGCACCTTTTGAACTTCCAAATGCAGAAGTAAGAGCAGAAGAAAGATCTGATTTAGCTTTCATGACCTGTTTTGCTGCATTAGAACCCAATGCAGTGGAAACATTCATTCCTGTATTAAAAGTATCTTCAAAGGCTCCCAGAATATTTTGACCTGTTGTTTCTATATTTTTTCCTGTTTTTTGAAGTTGTGTTACAACTGCTTCCCCTTCTTCTTTAACATCTTCAGCATAGTCTCTTATACCTTTAGTAGGATCTTTAACAAAGTCTTCAACTTGTTGTAAGACAGAATGTGCATCAGATCCTTTATAAGTATCCTCTATTCCACTGATAGTCCCTTTTACTGCATTTTCTAGATTAAAATCACCTGTTAAGAGCTTTTGACCTTCTTGCTTTACTTGTGTGATTGCTTTTTGTCCTTCTTTTTGAACATTCTCCAAACCTATGTTCAAATCTGAACCTTTATAGGTTGTATCAATATTTTCCTTTAGTTCTTCTAATCCCCCACCGACATCTGTTTTAACTTTTTCTGTGAATTGACTGAGACTTCCCAGATCAACCTTGGTATCTCCTAATGGATTTGTATTTATTTGGGGATCTGTAATATCAGTATTTTCGATGTTTTCTGTGAGTTCTCCAACTTCTGATTTAACCTTTTCCGTAAGTTGACTAACACTTCCTAGATCAATTTTTTGTTTAATCGTTTCGTGGAGTTGTTGTAATAATTCGTCTTTAGAAAGATGTAGCCTTGGTGCCGTCGCTTTTGTCTTTAGTGTATCTATGAATTCTGTGGCAGACTCTTTCCCTTCGTCTACTTGTTTGTCAACAAAAGTTTTTGCATCATTAATAGATTCTTTTCCCTCTTTTATTTGTTCTGTAACTGTAGTTCCTGCATCACTAATAGACTCTAGTCCTTCTCCAGCTTTTGATTTAACCTTTTCTGTAAGTTGACTAACACTTCCTAGATCAACTTTAGGCATATCCCACGTAACTCCGGGAGGTGGAAGACCTTTTTTAGCTGCTTCTAAATATGGAGCAAGAAAAGCCTGTATATCAAATTGGTCCGCATCTCCTATTTCCTGGAGTAAATCTGTACTAGCTTTTGGTGGTTTATTACCAAATGGTTTTGTATTGAGACTATGCCCACCTGATAAGTCCTGTTCAGTGTTAAGGCTATGCCCACCTGATAAGTCTTGAGTAGTATTGAGACTATGCCCACCTGATAAGTCTTGAGTAGTGTTAAGACTATGCCCACCTGACAAATCTGTAGCAGTAACCTTTTTTTTAATAGTTTCTGTAATTTGACTAACACTTCCTAGATCAACATTAGGTAAACTAATACCCCCAGAAAGACCACCTAACCTTTTCAAAGCTAACTTATCTTTATCAGATAATGTGGAAGTAGGCTTAGGCTTAGGCTTAGGCTTAGGCTTAGTTCCAGCATCCTTTGGTGCAGACTGAGCAATGGTAGTCTTAGGTGGTTTAGCCGTAGTGGTCTTAGGTGGCCCTACTGGTTTACTATCCCAGTCATCATCATAAGTATCAAAGAATTCTGATCCGAGGTAAGCCTGTAAATCATCTCCCTTTAAACCTAGTGCTGCTCCTTTTTCTTTTGTTTTTAGAAAAGCCTGTAAATTAAATGCCATATATTCCTTTATTCTTAAGCAGCAAAGTATTGGTATTCGTGATCTTGAGTACCTATAGCAAACTCCATTTTAGGGATTTCCTTATGAATGGTTGCATAGCGTAAAGACATAACAGCATATCTTGTTGCAGACATGATATCGTCACGTTCTTTGATGATCTTTCCTTCTTTACGATGGTACATTCTCATTTCTGCGAACCAGTCGGAAAGATGTTCAAAGACTTTAAACCTGCCCGACTGCATTCTTTGAAGGATATCCATAATACCTGGCTCAACAGAAAAACCCCCGTCAGGATTGCTGAAATGAGAACCAAGCATATTAACACCAAGCCTCCGATACTGTTGAGCAAGAGGTTCACCAGATCCTTTATCGTGTTGCATACCATCATGAGGCCACGCACAAGGAATATAAGCACCTTTAGACTTAATCGAATGGGCATGAGTAACAGGTGTTTCAGCCCTAATAGAATAGGTGTCGTAAACATAAGCCGTATCCGTTTCTCTGTCCCATGCAACCCATACACATGCAAATGGGTGATCCCATCCGAAATCGACTGCACAGATTCTGGGCCAGTATTCTGGAATTGGAAATGAAGGTATCTTGATAGCATCTTCGTCAATTGGGTAAACCAATCCTGAACCAAGGATAGGAATCCCTTTTGATCGCATATTTCTTTCATGCGGTGGAAGGGCAGCAAGGATTTCATTTCTGGTATCTATGTCTAAGTGTGGTGCATCATCCCATGTTGCATGATAAAGCTGTTGTCCTGGTTTAAGATCATTCATGAATTGGGCAACCGTATTAGTCATGCCTTTTTCAGGAGTGAATGTCATGAATATCAAGCCTTGGGTTTTTAAAGTCGCTCTTAAACCTTGAGAATAGATATCTTGAGGAGGTTCTTCGTCTAACCAGACAATATCGACTGCTTTACCCATCCATTGTTCTTTTCCTTGTTCGTAGGATTTGAACCAGATTTTAGAATTCTTTCCTGACTTATGTTTGACTGTAACTGCAGAAATAGCGTTAGGGATGCCTGGAAGCCTGTCTGTGTGAATTATTCTATCTTTCGGTATCAACCCCTTACCCCAATCTTCCAAGTCTCCTGGCTCACCTAGAAGCTCTGCCTGGACTATATCCCTTGTATTGGCAGTTGTATTACCTGCTGCCCAAACCTTAACTGGAGTATCAAATCTATGCCCTTCCCACCAATCGGGATAGTCTCCTAAAACGTGGATTGCTAATTCTGCTGCACCGCAATAAGTTTTTCCTACTTTATTTGCTGCCATCAAGAGCCTTTGTTTAGCTCTTTTCTTACCCATATCCCTTGCTTTATGAAACTCCACTTGGTAGCCGTAGGGATCATAATCGTAAATCCGATTTGTGGATCTACGTTCTGTTATTTCTGTTAAAATGCCTACGGCTTTTTCTAAATCACTCATTCTAAGATTTTTTGTCCTGAAACTTCTGCACCAAGTCCTGCAAAGTCTTGCTTTTTACCTCCACCTTTGAATTTCTTCTTATATTCAACCTGTTTTCCTTTAACAAACTTTGATAACTCATGTGTTCCTGACTCAAACTTGGATCTTCTGATAGAACGTTCCATAACTTCAGGATCTACTCCAAATGAAGATGCTCTATCCCACATAATTCCTTGTTTTGACGAAACATTAGTCTTTTGAGGTTGCTTCTTTACTAATTTATCTTTGTTAGGAACCTGATCTGGGCTTAATCCTGCTGTTTTGTTTGATTCTACTTCAAACTGTTTGTTATAAACTTCTTGTGTATCAATGTTAGACCGTTCTCTTGCTCCTCTTGTGTGTCCTGCATTTGTTAATTCAACAATCTTGTTCTCTTTGATGATGTCTTGACTGATTCTGTTCCTGATTCCTTGAATAAACTTATCCTTCTGTACACTAGGTGGTGCTTTATTCTCAATCTGTAACCAGACTTCTCGCATTGCTGTATGAGTGATCTTTGCTAAAGGTTTCTTGCTCTTAGATTCCTTTAATGCACGTTCCCCCATATCCCTTAATGCATTTACAAACTCCTTCTTATTCGAATTACCGCTTAATTTTGCATCATTCAATGCCTGATACACATATCTTGCTAAATTAAGCGACTTACTGCGGTCTGAAACTCCAAGCTTCTGTATCCTGTTTGCTAGTTCTGGTACTTTTGCTGCCCAAGGTTCCATATTCAGTGGTCGGAGAGGTAAGGCCAGAGGAAGTAACCCTACCCCTCCTTAGATCAGCAGCTTCCTTGAGCCAACTGATCAGTTAAGAGTGTCTGATAACTCATGCTTCTCCAGTTTGTTGTCAATCCATCCAGATTCTTCCAATTTAGCAGGATTAGCATTAGTAGCCTTTGATACAGGTTTTTTATTAAGTAGTAAGTTGGCTTTATCTCTGCCTACTAAACTCACTAATTCTGCTTCTAACTCAGGTACTGTCTTCTTGTCCTCTTCAATTGTTAATTTATCTGTTGCCTTAAAACCTGCCCGATCCATTAAATCCTTTGCACACTGAAACTTGACAGTATCTGAAAGTGAATCTGACATTAATTCCTTCATTGCCTTAAATGCATTCGGTGTGTGATCTACAAACTTCTCTTGCATCCTTTTCTGAATCTGGGAACCTAACTGCCTTTTTAAATTACATGCCTGATTACTAATGTATTTACCTTCCTTGTAACCTGCATCTAAGGCTGCTCTACGGGCATCTCCATGCTCGCAATATGCATCTACAAACCTTTCTCGCATTTCATTACTTGCTTTACTCACTTCTTTCCTAAGTTGCTGTAGTTGTATTTGGTAGTTAAAAACATCTTCTTTAAACTTGGATTCTTCGGATATGTCTCAGATACATGAGATGCATTGTCAGAAGGTTTCCTGTAGTTGTAATAACCCTTACTGAATTTAATTAGTTTCTTTTTAATTGCCTTATACATACTTCTTGCTTGATTCTCTGCTTCCTCAATTCCTAATGCCTTTCTAGACTTAGATTGAAATTCCTTAAATTGAGATTCCTGTTTATCAATACCTAAAACCTTTCTAGCTTTTTTTATGTTACTCATTAGAACACTCAAAGTGTGTATTTACGGATTAAACTCATTCCTGTTGGATCTTTTGCTGTCTCCATTCCAGGTATTGGCATTTTCCCTCCTCCTCCACGGATCTTAATATTCTTTAATTTGGATTTGATCCTTTGAACTATCCCACGTTTTGTGACTTTTTTAGGTTTCTTAGATTCCCTAACTTTTCTTTTTTCAGTTGCTAATTGAGTCCTTGCAGTCCTTTTTAAATCTTCTGCTCTTTTTACAACATCAGAATGTACTGCAAATAGAGTTGCTCCTTTTTCTGGGCCTTGTGTTTTAACTGTAACTGTATTTGATATTCCTATTAAATGACTTCCTTTGTATGTTTTAGGTGTTCCCTTTTTTCTTGTTGCTTCTTTAAATGCTTCTCGTGCTTCATTGTAAATTCCAGAACCTGGAACTAATTCTATTACTCTCTTTAAATCACTAAAAGGAACTTTTTTTGGATACGGTGCTTGCCTTTGTATTGTTGTTAAAAATCTTCTATACGCTTTAGCCTCTGGTCCTAATTTCCTAACTACTGGGTTAACTACTTTTTTAACTACAGGTGTTTTACTTCCTCCAGTTGCTATTGCTGCTCCAGTTAATGCTGAAGTACCTGTTGCTCTTAAAAATGCTCTTCTAGATACATCCTCAGACATCAGTTCGTCTTCTTAAGCTTTCCAGGTATATGCTTCATCATCTTACGCTTAATCTCTTTTAACATTTCATAAATTAGCTATCTCCTATAACAAGTAAAACTACCCCAAAGTAGAGAGGTTGGTAGTCTCTGCTCTTCGAGCAGGACCAGTTTGTTCCCACCCCCTTCCGATAGATGAAATGATATACCCATGGGGTTATTTATTTTCCAGGTGATGTAATCCATGATCTGAGTTTAAACATACTCTATACTTGCTATGCAATACTAACTGCTACAGCAATGATGTGTTTGGTTATAAAGCTAGTACATCCAGCATATAGGACATAGCTAAGAAGGATAAGGAATAGTAGTAGAGAGATACACTGAGGTATTGTTATATAATCAATATTACATACGAGAGATATACAGTATCTCTAAAGTATATATATATAATACAATACCTATATGTATCTGTAATGTAATATA